TCTACGTGATATTACAGATACCTATTCTTCTCTTGATGATGTAGTATGGCCTACAAAACCTGCATAACCTCTTCATTCTTTTCACAAAAAAAGTTCGTTTTTTCACAAAAAAACAGTTGATTTATTTCTCTCGATAGTCTAATATAAGATATAAGATGAAGAGAAGGAGTAAATCATGAAGTTTCAAGTTCTACAATTCGACGTTCGTAAGCATCTCGTTGACGGTAACTTTGTTAGCAAAGATATCGAGCGTAAGCATTTTGATATGATGTTCTACGGCAAAGTAGATCCAATGTTGTTCATCTCTGATTACAATGTTGTATGTGAGATTGAAGCAGCTGATCTTGATGAAGTCTTTGAGATTGGTAATATCGGTCCTGAAGAAAAAATCACCCGTATCGATCGTATGCATTCAGTATCTATTGGTGATGTGATCCGTGAAGCAGATACTGGTAAGTGCTTTGTAGTTGCCCGTGAAGGTTTCACCCGCTTAGGTGATGAGGTGGCTGCATAATGGCTATCATCTATACCTCAACTAGTTCCCATAAAAAGCAAAAGAGAAAGCCAGGCTGGCAGAAAGCAGAAGCTGAGCATAGAGCTTGGCTGATTAAGATGGGTATTGATCCTGATCGTAAGCAGAAGAAGAAAGAGTTTAAGCCTCTTACTGTTAAAGAATCATATCGTAGAGATACTCCTGAAATACCTTCTGCAGTAATAAAGGCTGATCCTAATGCATGCGCATTGAAAGATACTTCTTATAAACTAGAAGTCTCAAAGCAATATGTAGTAGGACAGGCTTACAATAAAGGTAACTATCAAGTACTATCGAAAGCGGAACAAGCTGATGGTGCGACAGGAAAAAGGCGTTTTTAGGAAAAAAACAGTTGCCTTTTTCTCGGGACGAGACTAATATAAGATATAAATTGGAAATGAGGAGAATAAAATGTTCCAGGTGATTAGTAAAATTGGTGAAGAGACTATTAAAAAGTCTTTTGAAGAAGTAGATGAAGCTTATGTTGAGCTTGATCGAGTAGTTAACTTTGTAGACGATAATTCTGATGTTACAGCTTGTTTGTTTCAGAATGATCGACCTGTCAAAGCTTTCCAGAACGGTGAATGGATGTATCCTTCTACTGGTTCTATTTATTCATATACTGCGTAATTGAGGAGATTATATTATGGCGCATAATGTTGAAACTATGGCGTATGCCGGTGAAGTGCCTTGGCACGGTTTAGGAGTTCAGGTTGCAGAGACTATCTCAGTAGATGAGATGTTAAAAGCTGCTAGCCTGGATTGGATGGTTAACAAATTTCCTACCTACTATGAGATGAACGGTGTTCGTAAGTCTACTGGTAAGTATGCTCTTGTTAGAGAGTCTGATGGTAAGTTTCTATCAAACGTTTCTGATGGTTGGGAGCCATGTCAAAATGCTGATGCATTTGAACTCTTTAACGACTTTGTTAAAGAAGGTGATATGGAAATGCATACAGCTGGTTCATTGAAAGATGGTCAGATCGTTTGGGGTCTAGCTAAGATGAAAGACTCTTTTGAAGTATTTAAAGGTGATCAAATTGATCAGTATTTGTTGCTAGTTAATCCGCATCAGTTCGGTCATGGTATTCATGTACGTTCAACTCCTATTCGAGTAGTATGTAATAATACTTTATCACTATCTCTTGGCTCTGCATCTAAGGTAGAAGCTACTCAAAATCACCGTAAGGTATTTGATGTAGAAGAGATGAAACAAACTCTTGGTCTAGCTCGTGAGAAATTGGCTAAATATAAGGACATGGCTGAGTTTCTCGGTCTTAAGCGCTACGATGAAATGACTCTTAATGAGTATATGAACGTAGTATTTCCATCTTTCTCTAAGAAAAGCCCTGATCTGTCTCGTAACGCAGCTCGTGCAATCGATATTATTGAGACACAACCCGGGGCTGAATATGCTAAAGGGTCATGGTGGCAGGCATTTAATGCTGTTACCTATCTTGCAGACCACGAATTAGGTCGTAATCCAGATACACGTATGCAATCAGCTTGGTTGGGTGCTAACAAAGATCGTAAGAACTTTGCTCTGGAAAAAGCGATTGAATTCGCAGAGGCAGCCTAGTGCTGCCTCTTCTCTAGGAGGCTAATTTGATAGAAGTTATTGCTATCAGTTTTATAGGTGCATGTGCATTCTTCTCTTACCGCTCAGGGTTTAAAGAAGGTGTTAATGCAGGTGTAATAAATGCTGTTAACAGTCTGGCACAGCAGCGTTATATTAACGTAGATGATGAGGGTAATATCTCTAAAGCAGACTGATAAATAAGATTGCAACGTTGAAGCAATTCAAACGCTAAACAGGACGCGGGGGCGGTACCCGCCGCCTCCACCATAAACACATGGATAGAGAACTCTGGATATTATATCTAATAATGGTCTTAATAGCAGTAGCGATGTTACCGTTTTTAGTAAGAGTGCAATATCTGAATAATTTATTAGCCATGTGCTTATGATGGGGGCGAACTAGGATCGACTGGTGGTTAATAGAAGAGTGGAGTTGTCCCGCGCAAGCTGGGTTAACGCAAGAAAACGACTAAATGCAAACGATAACTTTGCACCTGAGATGCGCTTAGCAGCATAATCTCCGGGCCCGGCGGAGCCTCGGAACAGAATCCGCCACCTTTTTTCTAAACTCTCGAGAGCTATCTTATAAATACATATGAGATGGCTATTTTTATGGCTGACTTTTGAGAGAGGAAAATGATGTTTAAAAAGCTAGCATTCGCTGCTGCTTTTATCATGTATACATCACTAGCGATTGCAGAACCAATCGTAACTGAATCGACTACCAACAGCACAATCACGACAAACGGCTCAATGGAAACAACCGTTAAGTCTCCACCTCCATCTGCAATATCGCCACAATTTAGTGCCGGTAATAATAACGACTTATGTACAGTCGGTGTAGCAGGTGCAGTTCAAACACAAATCTTAGGTATTTCAGCAGGTACTACCTTTACTGAAGAGAATTGTGTTCGCTTAAAAAAATCTAAAGTTTTATATGATATGGGAATGAAAGTTGCCGCTGTATCAGTTATGTGTCAAGACAAAGCAGTCTTCGATGCTATGATGATGGCTGGTACTCCATGTCCGTATGAAGGTCAGATTGGCGAAGCTGCTAAGATAGGATGGGAATCTCACGAATTCAAAGATAAGCATGAGAAGAATGGTAAAGAGGAGTCGATGGATGCTAAAGAAGCTGCTACTTACGGGTTTGGTGGTTTGCTTACCCTCTTATTGCTTCTCTGATAGTATAGCACCATATTATGGTACAACAGGTAACGCTGCAGCAGGTGGGCATACTTGGAGTATGCCTGATATACTTCCAGCCCCTCCTGGGTTAGATATTAATGGTGTATTCTATAGTTATACTCCAAACAAAAATACAGCCGATGATATGCAAGTTCATATAGGAAATGAGCGTGCAGATGGTACAGGTGATATATGGCGAGAGACTGATGATTGGTCTGGCGCGCCTGGTGGTATTGAAGTAAGAAGATTAATTGGTATTCCTAATGTTCCAAGAGAAGCTTGGGGTGATGGGTCAATAGAAGTAGAAGGAAATGGTACTGTAGAAGACGCATCTGTTATCTATAGTTTTAAAGTAGATCCTTGCTATAACCCTCAATATGATCCGAACTGTCCTGGATATAAATTACCAGTACCAGAAATAGAGACTGTTAAGATAGAAGATTTATATGATGCTACTAAAGATGATGCGGTCCAAAGAGCTACTACAGAAACAGATAAAGATGTATATGAAGAAGATGATAAAGCTGAAGTAAAAGATGAAGATGAAGAAGATGATGAAAAAGAAATGCGATTAGAAGCAGCGCTAGCAGCAGTAGATAATTCAGCATTATTTGCCGAAGCATTTGCACAATCACAAATATTAGCATCTATTAATTTAGCAGTAAATATGAATAGTTATTATGTATCAAATATACCAGGTGGAGAGTATAAAGAGAATGTAGTATTGATTGATAGACAAATTAATGATAACAAGCAAGGCCTGCGGAATGGTTTTGCACAACAATTACTGCATCAACAAATGGTTGATATGCAGTACAATAGGTAGGAGAACTAAATGTTCAAAAAGTCAATAGTTATAGCTGGAGTATTGTACCTCTCTACGGCTATTGGATATTCAGCACAAGCGGAAAATGTACCTATTACTGGTACTGTACAATCTCGCTGTGTTATTTCTGTAGACACTCCTGGTGTTTATGGAAACCCAAATGCATATAGTCTGACAACAGCAGCAACAGATGGTGGTGTACAGCCAATTGTCCGCTATGATGTCACATTAGCCGATGCGTACTATGCTCAAATTACAACCCCAATAGAGTTTTCATCTAGCCCATCTTTAAGTGATACTGTTACTTGGACAGGATCGACTGAAGTTAGTGCTGTAAGTGATGCTACTAATATGGGCTCGTATGAAACAAATAAAGTTACTTTTGGTCAAACTACACAATATGACCTAACAGCAACAGGTTCAACTTGGTTTAAATCAAGTTCATCCGCTACTTATGGAGGTAATAAAGCATTTCCTGGTGGTACATATGTTGCGCAAGTAGAGGCGGTTTGCATCGCGCAATAATATGAAAAATTTGTTTATTATTCTATTGCTAAGCTTGTTATCATTTCCTGCTGTTGCACATGAAATGGTACCAACGTATCCTAAATGGAGAACGTCTTATATAGATGATCTTCTAGTAACACAAATGGAAATGTTTAACAAGCGTAGCGATGTAGAATATTATGAAGTAGCAGTATTCGATCAAGAGTGGTTTCCGATACCGTTTGTAACTTCTTATAGAGTATTCAAATTAAAATATCTTTCACGAGTTAAGTTTGATGTTTATATTAGAAAGAAAGATAAAGATAGAGCAGTATACGTATGCTCTCGATCAAAAGTGGTAGAAGATTATCCAGCAAACGCAGGTATATCCTCGATGATATGCTCAAAGTTTAAGGATTAAGTTTATGAGAAGACTTTTGACATTATTATTAGTGATTATGCCGACAGTAGTATTAGCAGATAGTAGTTCATTAAATTTAGCACTACCTTCTGCACCTCAAACTTATGGTCAAGATAGTTTTAGAGCTGGTGAACTAGATTGTAAGAATGCTATTGGAGGATCTACTCAGTTAGAGTTTGGAGTCACTGGCATTATAGATGACTATCAATCTCCGTTTAGCAGTAATAGCGGCGATACTTCTAAAGATGTAGGTGTATATGCACGAATAACAATACCATTAGATGGTCCTAAAGAACGAATTAATTGCAATACTTTATATCAAATTGAATTGCAACGTAAAAGATTAGAGATACTTAAACTTGAAGCTGAATTAAAACGGCTTCAAAATTTACAAAATAGTAATTAATCAAATGGATATTATTTTAGATAAAAATGTAAATCAAATAGCAAAAGATTGTTTAGATGCATTCGGCTATGACCGTAATTTACCTGTAGAGCAACGTATGATAGATTTTCCGTTTAACAAAGCGGCTGATTGTCTAACGAATACCAGAGTATATGGAATATACATTCCACAATTAGAAGCAACGAGAGAATTCTTAGATCAAAACCCACAATGGAAAGTACCAGGTGGCAGTCTTAGAAATGTGGATCCTTGTTGGGGTAGAGTTAAAAAATACGATGAAGATGGAGGGTGTTAATGAGCGACTGGAATGATGAGCACCACTATTCTAAATGGTTTAAAATGCAGATGCTAATAGCCGGCTTGTTAATTGCTTTATGTTCTGGTTATATTACGTTTTTGTATTTTGAATATAGAGTAAGTAATGCGTTATGGGAGACTACATTTATATCACCTACTCATTTTTGGAGTCAAGTACCTGATTGGGAGTGGAGACCAATATGGCAAAAGACCTAGAACAAGAACTTGAAAATCTAGAAGAAGGTATCGAGAACTTAAAGCAAAAAGAGTTTAGAATTCTCGGTATCAAAGTAACTTTTATGAGCATTTCAGCTCTTGTAGCTGTATTAGGTTCCGTGTTAGGAGCACTATATGGTGGTTTCTTAATGTATCAAAAAGTTGAACAAGCAATTGAGTTTGTGGATCAACAACAAGAGTATGAAGAAAAAATTGGTGGTTTTGAGCAGAGAATGCAAATCATTGAGACTAAATTAGAAGAAGCAGTAGATTATACTAGAGATATAAAAGGCGACTTACGTGATGATATTCTATCAATTGAAAAAACTGTAGATAGAGTAGAAGATAAAGTTAGAGAGACTGAAGCAGAAGTACGTCTTATTATTAATAATGCGGAAGAGCGTTTTGAAAATAAACGAGATGCTCTTCAAAATGATTATGATGAAAAAGCAAATAGATTGCAAGAATCAAGTACTAGTAGAATGGATGACCTAGAAGCAAAAGTTGAGCGAGATCTTAAAGCCTTAGATGATAGACTATCTAAGAAGCTCCAAAGATCATTGGACAATCCATTAGCAAATTAAGGTGAGAAAATGATTGATCCAGTAACAGCTATGGCAACAGCTGGTGCTGCATTCAATACGATCAAAAAAGGTTTTGAAATTGGCCGTGATATAGAAAGCATGGCAAGTGATATAGGTCGTTGGATGTCGGCAGTATCAGATATAACCGAAGCTGAAAAACAAGCTCAAAACCCCCCTATCTTTAAAAAATTAGCTTTTAGAGGCTCAGTAGAGCAAGAAGCAATGGAACTGTTCGCTGCAAAAATGAAAATGGAGCAGCAAAGAGATGAGTTAAGACAGTATATTTCTTTTACTATGGGTATTAGCGCCTGGCAACAGCTTATTGCCATGGAAGCTAAAATTAGAAAAGATAGACAAGATACAATATATAAACAAGCAGCAAGAAGAAGAGCATTCGTAGAATGGTCTGCTATTATAGTGTTGATCTCTATCATAGTTGGTGCTATAATATGGTTTGCATGGTTCTTATCAATTAGATGATGCATGTATTTGTCCTAGTGCTGCTTTTAGGTGACCCTGGTAGAGTAGTTAGTCAGGACATGTATTTCTATAGTATAGAACGGTGTAACTATTTTGCATCTCAACTAGCTAAACGTTATGGCAACTACAATTATTCTTACGCTATTCCAAACGAGCATAAAGCTACAGCATATTGTAAACCAGTTCAATTACAAAAAAATGCTGCTAAGGATATAACCATCTATGACTAATATGGAATATATGTTATCACAAAAAGATATTTTGAAAGCTCGTATTAAAGAAGCAAGAGATCACTGGTGTCTAGAACCAGCGTTCCCTGAAGATGTAGACCTTGAAAGTAAAGTAGTATTTCTCAAATTAGCAATCGAGAAAAAACAGTTGCAATTTAAAAGAGAGTAGCTTATAATAAAGTATATTTTGAGAGGGAGTGAAGTGATGTTTAAGTTCTATATTATGGCAGTTGCAGCGCTAATGAATGCCCAGGCTGCAGAAGATCCTAAATTCTCAATGGAACAAGAAATAGCATGTTTGGCAACTAACATTTATTGGGAAGCGCGCAACCAACCTACACCTGGCCAGATAGCTGTAGGTTTAACAACGATGAATAGAGTGGATGATAAACGCTATCCGAATACAGTCTGCCAAGTAGTCATGCAAGGTCCTACACGACCATCCTGGAAGAATCCAGAGGTGCTTATACCTATACGGCATAAGTGCCAGTTCTCCTGGTTTTGTGATGGAAAAAGTGATGAAATTCCTCCACAAGATGAAGAATTGTACGAACTTTTACTTGCAATGTCCTTCAAACTATACCATTATAAGTTTCAAGACTTTACTGATGGTGCTACTCATTATCATGCTGATTATGTTTTCCCTGAGTGGCGATTTACGAAAACAAGAACAATTGAAATAGAAGATCATATCTTCTACAGATGGGAAAAGTAATGCAAATACGATCCGTTAAGACTACATCTCAATTCTCGAAAGATATTGAAGAGATAGTTAAAGAAAAACGATGTGAATATCTAGATGCTATTCTACTATACATAGACAATAACAGTCTTGAAGTAGAGACAGTAGCATCACTAGTGAAAAATAGTTCTGTTATAAAAGCTAAACTAGCTGCAGAATGTGCTGATTTAAGATTGATTAAAGGTGGAGCAACAGCTAAGTTACCGATATGAGGACAGCGCTAAGAATGGAACCTTTTGAAGTATATCAGAAGTATATTGCTCTGAAGAATCATTTTACTTCAGCAAAGTATGATTACTTCAAATATAATGGTAAGATTAAATTAAGTCGCGATGCTTTTGAAAAAAGACGTGACAAATATTTCTTTTACAAATTTTCAAAACTAAAGGACGTAGAGAAGCTCTTGCTAGCCAATATGGTTGACGGTGATGTGAACTTTTGGGTAGGTGATATTAAAGAAAGCTCTCCTGAAGAAATCTACAGACAATGGTTAAAACGCCAGCAGAGTCTTCTCTACACTTTTACTGAAGATCTAGGAAAACTCAAAGATAACTTCGATGAGAATATTCTAGTACCTGAGTATGGCCATCCACATTTAATGAGGCTATACTTAAGAGGTGATATCTGTATTGAAACAGTTATTATCTTAAACATGCTGACTCAGTTCTTCAAGTATTGGGATAAACAGTTAAAAGATGATACATTATGGCCAGATATTAAGAACAAAATGCTTAAGTATCAGCCGTTCTTATCTATTGAACCTGACCGGTACAAGAAAAAAGTAGTTGAACATTTCAGCTAAATATACTATATTATGTAATAAGTGGATACGAAGATATACAACGTAATACAACGCTATACAAGGAGAAATGATTATGGCGACATCTTTCGCAGACCTTAAACAGTCTCGTCAGTCCAATCTGGACAAACTTACGCAAGAACTTAATAAGCTTGCAAATCCTCAACAACAAGGCGGCTCATCTGATGATCGCTTCTGGAAACCAGAAGTAGATAAATCAGGTAATGGCTATGCCGTTATTCGATTCCTTCCTGCACCGCAAGGTGAAGATGTACCATTCGTACGTGTATGGGATCATGGCTTTAAAGGCCCTCAAGGTCAATGGTATATTGAGAGATCTCTTACTACTATTGGTCAGAAAGACCCTGTATCTGAGTATAATACTATGCTCTGGAATTCAGGAGTAGAAGCTAATAAGCAGCAAGTACGTGAACAAAAGCGTCGCTTGTCTTTCTATTCTAATATCTACGTCGTAAAAGACCCAGCTCATCCTGAAAATGAAGGAAAGGTATTCCTTTATCGTTATGGTAAAAAGATCTTTGATAAACTCAATGATCTTATGAATCCTCAGTTCGAAGATGAGAAGCCGATCAATCCATTTGATTTCTGGGAAGGTGCTAACTTTAAGCTAAAGATTCGTAACGTAGAAGGCTATCGTAACTATGATAAGTCAGAGTTCGAAACTCCTGCACCTCTTCTAGATGATGATAGTGCGTTAGAGAGCATGTGGGCAAAGCAGTATGGTTTGAATGAGTTCGTAGACCCTGCTAACTTTAAGTCATATGATGAACTAAAGTTAAAACTCTATTCAGTACTTGCATTAGATGGTGCTGCGAGTGTAGTTAATAATACTGCACAAGCGTATGAAGATGCTCCTTCAATGCCAACTAGAGAACAACCTCAAATGCAAGAGACTGCCGCTCCTTTTGCAGTAGAGGACGATGATGATGAAAGTTTAAGCTTCTTTAAGAAGCTAGCTGAAGAAGACTAAAAAGAAAGGCGGCTCAAGGCCGCCTTTTTTATATCATTTGTGCAACTGGTACACCAGATCTTCGAATAAATGTACTGCTTGATTGGTTAACGACGCTCTGTCTTGAATTATTTTGATATACTTGTGGGTAGGACTGATTATTGTTAATCATTATAACAGGCTGTCCCCCTCCGCCTCCGTTAATGGAGTTTGGATTTAACCGCGGGTTAGGGGTAAAAGAAATTGTTTGTTTCATGCCAGGGTCAATATACAAAGGATAATTTAGACCTCTTAGCTGATCGCCTACTATACCGCCAAATCCTGGTGTTTGCATTTTTTGTAAAAACTCTGCAGCCTCTTGCTCTTTTTCTTTAATTAAATCTTGAATAGCTTGCCTTTTAATGCGTTCAGCATTAAGCTGAGACTCAAGAACCCTTAGTTGATTGCCTAGTAATATATTTTCTATGCTACCCGGATTAAAATCTTCGCCAGCTTCCTCGGCAGCTTTCATGCGATTCTGTAAGGTTTCTAAAAGCTTATTACGCAGTGCTTCTAATGCTTCAGTTTCTTTTTTAGATTCTTCAATATCTTCTAGAGCGCCTGCTTTCCCCCCACTGAAGGGTATAATGTACAATAAACGCGCTTTTTGATTTTCGACAAATCTAAGCACAGCATTATTAATTGATTCAAAAATAGATTGAACCTTGCCCATAACAATATCACCCATTTTAGACCAGCTTCCGAATGATTTTTCAACCTGTTGATCAACCCATTCAACAGCATAAAACACTGCAGCGCCGATAAGAGCACCTGCTATCATTCCAACTGGAGTAGCAACAGATCCAATAGCTGCTCCTACTGCAGCCCATCCTACTGCGCCTACTAAACTACCAAGTAGAGCTTGTTTCATTAACTCCCAATTAAAGAAGTTGCTTCCTTTTTCAGGGAACCAACCTTCCCACTTATAGCCAATGATTGCCCCTAGACCTGCACCAATAATGCCACCTGCAATAACACCTACAGGGCCTCCTACTAAAAAGCCAGCTGCACCTCCAAGCACAGCACCAATTCCAGCCCCTTCAGCAGCGTTATTAAACCTTTTTTTCATCTCTTCAACTGTAAAGCCTAACATGCTGGCAATCATCTTATCAATTTTTTCTTTATCTTTACTATCTGGTAAAAATTGAGTGCCGATAATTGCGCCAAGGCCTGCACCGATAATTAAACCGACTATAGCACCAGGTACACCACCGACAAAAAATCCAGCTAATGATCCTGCTAATGCACCGACAGTAGCAGATGTAGCTAAACTTTTTAGTGTGGCTGTAGTTACACCAAAAATATTGGATATTTCGAGAGTAATGCCTTCTAAAGATGTAAATCGTTCTACGGTTTTAGGATCTAAAATAGCACCAAGAGCAGCACCCAGTATTCCCCCGACCATCATTCCAGGGATACCACCAACTAGAAATCCACCAATACCACCGATAATACTAAAATCAATAGCGTTTTTAATTCTTTTAGCGAAATCACTTTCACCTTCTAGAAAAGCATTTTTTGCAAGAAGTAATAAACCGGCTAGACCTAATGGTAACCAAAACTTTTTGAACAGTCCCCATAGCCCGTCTGCTAATCCGCCTAAGAAACCAAAAAGCTTTTTACCAAAACCATTACCCTTTGCAGCATCTGCAATACCAGGTTCATCATCTGATTGGGTATTTGTTGTATTAGGAAGACCAGCAAGCGCGCGTTGACGTGATAGCTTTTCTGCTAGATCTTGAAAGTACCCACCCATAGTAGTAAGCGGAGGAACTACTTCACTGCGAACTACATCTATTAAAGAATCAATTGAAGTTGAGAATCCACTAGTATTCTTTTTAATATCATCTAAAGATTCACTGCTTGCATTATTAGCAGCTGCTAAGCGAGAGTATTCACCTCTAACACTACGAACAATGCCTTGTACAGTGCTTGTAAGAGATGTTTTGATAGCTAAAAGTTCTGGCCCGGCAGCAGCTGCTAATGCAGCGCGCGCAGTATTACTTGCTGCTGATCCTGCTGCTCTACCTGCGGCGGTAAAGGGTGCCGCAGCTGCAGCTGCTACTCGAGGTAATGCCATTACTTAGTTCCGTTTTGTTTCTTTGCGTATGCTTCTTTACCATAGAATGCTGCAACAATAGCAGCAACTGATACGAAGTAAGTAGGAGCCATATCTCCTAAAATACCAGCAGCTTTATCTAATCCTAGCGAATTAGCCAGTACCACAGCGAAAGGATACAATAGCATACCAAATAGGGCAAACCATGCCATATTCCGCTGTGCATCTTCTTTCTTATCTTCATTTTCTAATCGCATCATTTGGGCTGCCTGAGCCATTTCTTCATCAGTTACTATACCATCACCGTCTGCATCATATGCCGCATACTTTGAGTCTTTTTCTAAGGTTTTAACCATTATTCTGTCTCTGCTTCTGTTTTTCGTTTTCAGCCTCAATATGGGCTGCTAACATATCAACGTAGAGATCACGTTCAAATGGTATAAGGTTCTCTATTTCAGTTATTGAATATTTATGATGCTGCGCTAGATTAAAGTTAATTTGATAATAGTTTACTAATGTATTATAACTCAGGCATACGAAAAAAAATCGCTTAATCCCTGTAATTTAATAGTAAACGAAGTACCATCAGGTCTTAATATAGTAATATCATGCTCTAGCTTTGGCATAGTATCATAAAATTTACGTAATTTAGTAAATGCTTCAGATGATAGACTTTCTAGAAAAGCATCTTGCTCTGCTGGAGTTTCATCTTGAAACGGATAAACATTTTCTGCATCATAAACTGAATCTATCGTCTCTTTAATGATCCCGAATAAATCTTCTGTCATATTTGATTCTTTGAATTCAAATTTACTTACAGCCGTTAACGTTGGGTAGCGCATGACTACTCCAATCTCATTATCGAGTTGAATTCTCCTCTCATGATCATCTGCAAATGTCAAGTGAATATCATCTAAATCGACTTCATAGTCGTATGTTGTTTGCTCGTTATCTGGATCGTTTAATTTTAAGCGTAAAACGTTATTTACACTACGAGCTCGTAATTGTAAGAAGAAAAATTCAATATCAAAAGGCGCTAAAGCATCGACATCTATTTCACCTTTAACAATACAGTTATTAATAATTTGCTGTACTGCTCGAATGATAGCTTTCTGATCTTTTGATTCTTGCGCAATTAAAAGCACTTTTTCTTCTTGCACTGTAAACGGCCGATATACAATCTCTTGCTTTGTACTCGGAACCGTAAACGTAAAGGTAGGGGATTTGAGTTTAGGTAAAGCCATAATTACTCCATAGTATTATTAAAGGC